ATGTTTTGCGAAGAAAAAGTAGCTCAAATGGCTGCATACCTACTTCTTAAGCGAGGTGGGCGCATGGCATATCTGAAACTGATGAAGCTGCTCTATCTGTCTAACCGCAAGTCGATTTTGAAGCATGGCAGGATGATCGGCGAAGATAGCCTTTACTCTATGAAATTTGGACCAGTCATGTCGAATACGCTGAACTTGATTCGTGGTAAGGCTGAAGGCATTGGTGACTACTGGTACAACTTGATAGAGACGAACGGGCATGATGTGTTGTTGCGTTCAGATCCGAGGGAAATGGATGCAGACGAGGTCTTTGATGAGTTGAGCCGTGCAGATATCCGGATTTTAGATGAAATCTATTCTCTGTATGGGCATATGAACCGATTTGATCTCGCAAACATGACGCATTTAGAAAGCGTTTGTCCAGAGTGGCACGATCCCGGCTATTCCCGTAAGCCTATAGATCTGAAAGAAATGCTGATCAGTGAGGGTAAAAGCGAGGATGAGGCTAATCATATAATTGGCAAAATGGAAGAATCTCAGAAACTTAAGGAATTTTCTTTGCAATTATCATGACGGATTATCAGCCATACAGGAAAGGAACTGTGCTTGCCCCAACAGGGCCATGCAATCATCTTCATGTGATTTGTAATGATCCTGTTTATTACCCCGTTAACGATTGTTATTGTGTTTTAGTTGTTAATATTTCTAGTATCAAGGATGGTGTCCCCCACGATCCGTCTTGCGTCTTGAATTCTGGTGATCATCGCTTTATCAAGCATCCAAGTTATGTTGTTTACGCTGAAGCTATAATTTGGCGAGTGGATAACATGGTTAGAAAGCAGCGATCGGGTGAGATTTCTGTTCATGATGATATGCCAGAAGCTACATTCAATAGAATTCTGGACGGTTTTGATATATCTGATGAAGTTACGCCAAAGAACCTTAAATTTAAAAATAAATATTGCGTATCATCTATTGATGATGAGTAAACAACAGGAATTTTTTCGGTATAGCTTCTGGAGTTTTCTATGGAAGATCAAAAAGCAACCAAGCCACAGGTTAAGTTCGACACAATGAAAGCATTCGCAGGTATGGGGGCTGCTGTTGAAGTTCTGATGAAGGCTGCTCCTAATGCGTTCACTCACGCTACTGTCTCTGGTAAAGAGCAGCAGGGTAAGCTTCGTCGTCGCAAAGTAGCATGATCATAGCTGGTGCTTTTTGAAAACCCGCCTTTAGGCGGGTTTTTTCTTTAGTGATGTTCTTTGCCCTTCTGTTTGCCTGTTCTGACCTGTTCCCACTCGATACGTCCTTCTTCTCGTCTTTTGTCTATGTATTCCGCAAGATCCTGAATATTGATGCAACGTTTTGCTTTTTGTGATGTGCCGATGCGATATGTTGGAACGGGCAACTTACAAGCGTTTGCTTTTGCTTCTGCCGTGGCTGGACTCATGCCAAAGTACTTTTGGCTAACTGCTGAGAGTTCAATGTTAGGGGTATTGAATTCAGCCATCAGTAAAAACAAGGTGTTCATAATTTTCTCCATCAAAACCGGCTGCACCCGGGAAAATCATAATTCTGTGCTGGTGGCAGGAATTAATTTCTGCCAGATAGCGGAAACATATTTTGCCTGATGACGGGCATCGGCCAGGGCGTTGTGCCGTTCGCCATCGAAAGGCATGTCTATTTTGGGGTCGAATCCGATGGAACGCCCAAGCGTAACGATCGTGCGTACATCGTGGTCATTCCAGTATGCCCACGGGCAGATTTGTCCTGCTCGCTCATAAGCTCCACGTAAAATTACGTTGTCGAAGGTGGCCCCGTTACCCCAGACTTTTAAATATTTCGTATTGGCTGCGTGCCGGTTAATGAAATGATTTAGTTCTGAGAGAGCATCGCTGATCGACAAAGTATCATCAATACAGATTGCAGCTCGTGCCTCAGGGCTTTGTTTCAACCACCACAGGATGGTATCGCCGTCAGGTGTAGCTCCTTGCCCCATAGCACTTTCCAGGCTAACAACCGTATAGAATTCTTGTCCGATGTCTCCGGTTTCTGGAGTGAAGAACACCGCGCCAATGGAAACGATCGGTGCATCCTTATTTTTCCCCATCGTCTCAAGGTCGATCATTAAGTTGTTCATCACTTCACCTCTTGTGATGGTTTTGCTGCAAAATACTCGATACCTTTATCCCAGATAGATTTTATGGTCGACCACGTGACTGGCACTTTAATTTCAATACGTCCGCTCCCGTCACAGGTATCGCAATCATCATCGCCAAAGCATTCCAGGCAGCTTATAAACGTAGTTTCTGAAAATTCACCGGATAGCACCCCCTTAGCGCCGTTCTCTGCTGTTAGTCTCTTCGGCACCATAACCCAACTATCCGGAGTTCCCGGAGAGTTGCCATTTACATCGAAGTTTGGCTCTGCGTCCTGAACCAGGAGGATGTAACCATTCTTGGCTGTATCAAGTTCTAACGCCTCGGTGACGGTGCCGAAATAGCGATTACCTAAATCAGCATCACAAGTGCTTACATCAATGGAAACTTCCATGCCTTCGATTAATTCTGGCAAGTTGTAAGTTTGGCTTACAGGTTGGCTACCCTGAAGCATGGCGGCGCGGTGACACCAGATAATCCAGCCAAGCGCCATATCCCATGCCATGTATTCTCTATCGCCATTTTTTGCCCTACGGCGATCTACAGATTCCCCGAAACGCTTCTCCATAAATAATTCATAGGCTGCTCGTTCATCCGATACTGCTGCCAGCGATGCCAGTGCGATTTCATAAGCCAGGCGCTCAATATTGTCTCGCACGTCCAGGCTGCCGATTCGCTCTCTGATTTCTTTAATCAGTTCTTTGTCGGTAAAAGTAGTCATGTGTTAGTCCTCATCCACTTCAACGCCATCTTTCAGCGTGATGCCGTGCCAATCATCAGCCCAACTGGTTAGCCCTGGCGCATCAATGCTAGGCATATAGACGCTTGCAGTGTGGTAGCCCTTATCGTTATCAATGCTGGCAACGTGCTCGCCGTTGTATGCGCTCAGCGTGTCCAGGACGCTATAAAACTTTCCTCCGGCTGCCCTGAAATCCTTTACAGCCTTCACAAGGCGATTCCACGCTTTTTCCTGTTCTGGCGTCAGGTCGATTAATTCCTGCAAAGTTGCCATATCACTCTCCTTTGATGCGAATGCCAGCAAGCCAGTTTCTTATGCCGATATATTCAGCGTTCCTGAAACCGCTTTTTACATATATAAATGGCAAGCGAAGATTGTGACCATTGGCTGCCAGGTAGTCTTTACAACCCTGTTCGGTAAAACAGCAGGTAACGAATTCATCAATATCTTTCACAGCAACGCGCCGCCATTTTTCTGGTGGCTCCCGAAAGTTTTCATGAAGTAGTTCGAGACGACGACTTTGGAGTTTATTGGCTTCATTGCCATCTTCATCAACCCAGACAATCCGGTCATAGTCATAATCAGCATCAACAACGATTTCGCGCTTTTGATACACACAAAACATAGGGTCTGACGTTATATGATTGTCCTGTGTTCGAATATTTTCACCGATGATGCCAAACGAATCTGGTGCAGATTTTGTCTGCAACTCTGCTATGCGCTTACTTCCATCCGCGATTACTCCCTCGTAATACACACGCTGCTCGTTGAGTTTTGATTTTGTCTCCTCAAGCTCAACTCTCAGCTTCCCTACCGTTAGCGCAATATCCTCGTTCTCCTGGTCGCGGAGTTTGATGTATTGCTGTTTTTCGTCCAGCTCATCCAACAGCCCGGCGATAATGTCCACTTCCCGATGACGGATTTCTCGCTTAAACGCCGCTAAAGCTGCATCACAATCCTGTTCAGCGTTTGGACTGTCTGGCTTTTCCTGATACCACGCCAGAGTCGATTGATAGTTTTGTGCTGCCTTACGCAACGCCTGATAGTCAATCTCGCTCACTGGTGCCTCCTTTACGGATCTGCGCTGCGATGCACGAAAAAAAAGACTCTCGCGTATGACAGTTAAGAGCTGGTGCGAACGCCGCGTTAAGAACGGCGGCATCACAGCCGTCATCAATATAGAGCGCAATTTTTTTCTCCAGGCGCGCTTTGGCTTCCTGCAACTGCATACCCCGGCACGCACGCGGGATATACTCAGCAATTTGAGCGATAGATTTTTCGTTCTGTTTAAACATGCTTCACCTCGATAGGCTTGATGGTATCGATCAGCAGTCGGCGGCGAGTATTTTCTGCAAAGTGGCGGCGTCCGGTTTCTTTGTGGTAAAACTCGTTTTTTCCGACGACCCACATCCGCTTTGTCTGGTGCAGTTTTTTTACCTGCGGACCGTCTCGGGTGATAACAATTCCTGTATGAGTTTTTATCACGCTCATTTTTTATTCTCCGGTGCTTTCGGCATTACTGCCCAGTGAGTGATATTGACGTTTTCAAGGTCCCCGACCTGAAATGTCCACTGCCATTCTCCGGTTTCTTTTTGTCCCCAGGTGTACCAGAGAGAACGCCAGCCAATTAGCCAGCCTTCTCCGTTAGCATCAAATAACAGAACACTTTCATTTGCTGGCGGCAGTTCAGCTGACACTGGTATTATTTTGTTTTCCAGTGCCGCACATTTAGCTTCAAGCGCATCGAATTTACGTACCAGGTACTCAGCATTTGTTTCATTCACTTTCAGATCTCGTGGTACACATTTCCCGCGAAGAAACCCTTCCATTTCGAAAACATTCATGCGCATGTGCGTAACTCCGATAACTCGTTAAAGCGCTCCATAAACATCCCGTAGGCATGGCTCGGAGCCAGTGGAATAACTTTGAACATTTCTGTTGCCGGGATACCTTCCAGTACTGGCCAGAAAGAGCCATCATCAAGCCCGAGATCGCGGCGTTCGGTTGCCAGCATGATGAGATCGGCATATTTCACAGGCGTGCTCATAACCGGGGGTAACCCGTATTTCTCACGGATTACGGCGTCTATTTTTTCTTCCATCCGTTTATAGTCAGGAAGAAGGCGTTTCAGTGGAGCGGGAATATCCTGGCAATACGCTTCTGTTGCATCATGCATTAACGCTTCAAAAGCAAATTCCTGCGGCACCAGCTGGCTGCAAAGCACCGCATGCTGGGCGACACTGTAGAAGTGTGAAAGATGTCCTGCAAAGCGACAGATATTTGAAAGGGAAACCGCGATATCGTTAATCACGATGTCGTCTTTATTTATCTTGTCATAATAAAAATGCTTCCCGGAAAAAGTTTTAATAAATGACATTTTGTTCTCCACGTTATATGCGCTGCACCGCGCTGAATTCGGGTAAAAGGAATCCCGCACCATCCGGCGATTATTGAGTTAATTACGTTTCCATAAATGCCCCCGCAGGGGCATTTGCAGTAATGAAATCAGGCGGTGAAAGTACCAATAAAGGTTTCTACTTTGCTGTCTTTGAATTTCTCAACAAGCAGATCACGAAATTCGTTAGCCATTTCTTCCTGCACTGCTTCCAGCTGAATAATGCGCAGAACCAGTACAGGACGATCGCCAGTGATAATGCTGAGGCGTAATTTAAACGGACGTTCTTTCAGGCCTTCAACCGGAACGCATTTAAATTCAAATGCCACTGGCATAATGTCTTTGGTCTTCGCTTCGACAGATTCCATCAGGGAGCGTTTGCCGCTGAAGTCATTATCTTCAAAATCAGCGGTCTGGTTTGCTTCAATCGTGATTTTACGGACTGCCGCAGCCGCTTTGGTTGCCTGAATGGTGTCACCATTAGCATCAAAGCCCACAAGGTAGTCGGCCCAGTCTTCAATCCATTCTGCCAGTGACTTCTGGGAGTTACGCTCGCCATTAACAGACAACAGAGCAGAAAACGGTGCTGTCTTTTTCAGTTTGAGAGTGGCGGTGTTATCTGCGTGACCTGGTTCATCAATAGTACCCAGGTTAAGCACACTGACGGCTCGCATATTATCGGCATCGATAAAGCAGCGGGTGCCTTCATCTGCAAGATCTTTAGAATAACGGGTAAAGTCATCGATGCAGGCAGTGGAAAGCGCACCACGGAAACGGAAGCGATTTAAATTAAATTTTTCCAGATCATGAATGCGGAAATTCTCAGGCAATGCCACAGCATCGGCACCAATCTTACTGATAATTTCATTAACACCCTGAGCAGAAATAAGGGCATGGATTTGATTAATTGCGGTTGCGTCTAAGTTCTGAGACATAATAAGTCCTCACTATATTAAGATATTCAGTGATGAGATAAATAATCAGTTAATTAAGAACGATATTAATGACCTGCTGCGCGGAGTTTTCCGTCAGGTTCACCGGCAAGAGTCAGTAATTGTCCCTGGTCTTCCTGCAGAATAGTCAGGCGACCACCGCGATTGACATACATCGGCGTTTCGGTGGTGTCTTCTTCGGAAATTTTCCCGCGGTTAGTTGGGCGAACATATGAGAGTTTGTGTTTGATTTTCACACGGTTCTCATCAAACGGTTCGATTTCCAGATTGAGTGAGACCTTCCCTTTGGTTTTCGTGTTCATCACACCGGAAGCGACTTCACTGAGAACTGCGCCGATTTTGGTTTCAAATACGCCGCCGTCCAGCTCCCCGATAAATGCCTGCACATCAGTACTGCGTTCGCTAGCCATTTTGCTGCTCCTCATCATATCGACCCTGCAAGGTCGGTTGGTTTCTCCACAAAACAGAGAAGAACACCTGCGGTGGCAGCCGCCCGGATGGATTGGGTTATGAGCCCGTCGTCCGGTGATGCTCTTCTCTGTTTTGTAAAAAGAGCGGTACCAGCCGGAAGCAAGTGTACAAACTGGTACCGCCAAAGCAGTGGCTGTTGTGGTGACCGGTGCTGATCTCCGGCTTGCGGTTATTTCAGACTCTCACGGGCGTTTAATTGCCCCGCCGAACAGCTCTTTTCCGCAATAGCTGCAATGTCTTTCGCGCATCAGCCTGCGCATTCACCACAACGCTAAGGATTCTCTCTGGTTGAAAATACTTAGCTGTTATGTGCCTGTCTTTTCACCACTTCAGGCTCGGTGGTATCTTGGTGTTTTCATATAGCCAAGAAGGAAATAGTTATGACCAAAGAAGAAAAAATTCTTTATTTATTCCAACTATCGGTTAAGACTCACACTGCATATCAGACTGCTGCCATGACATCAGATAAAAATTACAGTACGTCAGAAAACCCGATAGACGACATAAGCAAGCTTTACGATAAGTTCGAAGCACTACTCGATAAAAAGTTTGCTGAGGCTGGGCTTGAGTGATTGTTGAATAATCGACAAAACCCAACTTAAATTTTCGTCAGTGGGCTCGATGCCATGTGCGGTGAGCTCACTTTTCAAAACTCCAAGCAATTCAGAGCTGATTTTCAATATATCTGCTTGATTTCTAACTATTCCCACTTTTTCCTCCCTTGGTCTACGCGCGGTCATGTTTTACGCCCAAACGACTTCACAGTTATTGTTTAAAATCTGGACTTTCATTTTGTTCTTTAACCTCCAGATTTCCGCGCATCTAAAGGCGCATTCTCATTTGGTGTGAACTGAATAGTTGTGCTGATATTGATTAATGCCCAGACACACAAGACTACGCACTCAGAGCAGATAGCAACTTCATCTTTTCCGCCTTTGGCGATGATTTTTTTTGCCTGCAGCTCGTTTGCGCCACAAAACGAGCATGTGAAATAACGGTTCATTTGCGCTCTCTTACACATAGTATTTAACGAATCATCCGGTCATTCATACGCCACCGGCGGCTACTTCGTGGGCGTCCTGCCTGTTCGTTACTGCAACATCTTTAAGTTGTAATCTAGTTGTTGTTTTGGTTGTTGTCAACAACTTTATGTGGTTTTGACGGATGTGAAATGAGGGCAAGGGTTATCAAAAAAGGAGGTTGTATGGACGATGCGCTTTTAATTACACAAGGGACACTTTCCTTCCGTGATTGGAAACTCTCAAATCACGGGAGGAAGATTGAAAAGGCGGGTAATAATGGTAACTAAATTTCTGAAGGAAGGTTTTTTGATGCATTACCAAGTGCGCGATGACCAGAATACTCTACCTATAACGTGAATTCTGGAACGCCTATCTTCGAAGGTGAGTATTTCATCTGGATACTCATCTTTATTGAAACTTCTTAGAATCAGACCACCGTCAGGTAAATTGATCAATATTTTAACTCTAAGTAATACGCCATCACGTATGGCATAAAGATCCCCATCACGAATAGGAACCGTTTGGGAAACATCAACAGCAACAAAATCTCCATTGTTAAGTACAGGTAGTAAACTATTGCCCCAAATTTTTACGATCTTTGCATTGGAGACACATACACCAGCTTTTCTTAAATCAATCCTTCTTAGCGGGAACCAGTCTACAGTTGATTCAACTATTTCAGCCAAACATCCATTACCCGCTGATAACTCGACATCTAGGACTGGAATGTTTGCAAAAATGTCAGGATCTAATGCTGTACTTTCAGCCTCCTTTACAACAAGGTCTGGGAAAGACGCGTTATCCTCAATGCCCAATTGCAACCACTTTTGAGAAACCCCTAACACTTTAGCAATCTCTTTAATTTTCCGAGGCTGTTGAGTTTCTCCATTCTCGATTTTCGCTACGGATTGTTGTGAAAGCCCAATTTTTTCAGCTAGTTGCGCCTGACTCATTCCTGCTTTTTCTCTTTCGCTTTTTAGTCTTTCTGCCAATGTTTTCACAACATATCCCCCTCGTTTTTATTGAGGTTACAACTTTATGTTTTAGCTTTCCAACATCTAAAAGTTGTGATAAAAGTTGTTGTAGTTGTATAATCGAAGTTATCAACAACTTTACTACTTACAGATAGGAGAAAGCTATGACACCTGAGCAATTAGCCTTATCAGAGGCAATCGCTCTGGCTGGTGGTCAATCAGAATTGGCTCGGAAGCTCACAGCCAGCAGTGGTCGTTTAGTAAAGCAACAACATGTCTGGAACTGGTTGAACAGAGAAAAGCGTCCCCCTGCAAAACTCTCGATATTTATTGAAATGACCACTGGCGTATCAAAAGAAAAATTACGTCCAGATATTTTTCAAAAGATTAAAGACTTATCAGATGGAAAGTAACCACAGTTTTAAGGAGATAGCCGTGGGTAAGCATCACTGGAAAGTAGAAAAACAGCCTGAGTGGTACGTGAAAGCTGTCAGAAAAACTATCGCAACGTTGCCGGGTGGTTACGCTGAAGCAGCTGACTGGCTGGATGTAACAGAGAACGCATTATTTAACCGCCTTCGTGCCGATGGCGATCAGATTTTCCCGCTGGGATGGGCAATGATTTTGCAACGTGCTGGTGGAACTCACTTCATTGCTGACGCTGTGGCGCAGTCTGCAAATGGCGTCTTTGTGTCTCTTCCTGACGTCGAGGATGTGGACAACGCCGATATAAACCAGCGCCTGCTGGAAGTCATCGAACAGATCGGGAGTTACTCAAAGCAGATTCGTTCGGCAATTGAAGATGGGGTAGTGGAGCCACACGAGCAGACAGCAATTAATGATGAGTTGTATCTGTCAATTTCGAAGCTCCAGGAGCATGCAGCACTGGTCTACAAAATCTTTTGCGCTCCAGAAAAGAGTAACGCCCGCGAGTGTGCAGCTCCGGGCGTCGTGGCGTCGATTGCTTCTGGTTGTGGAGAAACTAACGCATGAACAGTTTAACAACACACTACCGTCGCTCGCAACTGATTGCGCTTCCTGTACCGGGTGGAAAAGCGAAGGTGGAGTATTGCTATGCAGTGAATGTACCAGGTGACAGGGAAATTGTAACCCACAGCTTTGCAGAGTGGGCTGTGGGTGATTTCAACCGGCAGAAGGAGACAGTCCTTTGCGACAAGTTAACCGCTGGTTCAAAGATCACTACGGAGTGCCCGTCAGAGTCATTCGTTGGGAGCCGGAAACACAACGTGTTATCTACCTCCGCGAAGGCTATGAGCATGAATGCTTCAGTCCGCTCGAACAGTTTCGTCGTAAATTCAGGGAAATAGAGGTCGGTCATGAGCCTGTTAATGACATCCCAGCCCATTGTGATAAATCGTGATCTTGCATGCCGTATTGGTCTGAATGAGGCAATTGTGTTGCAGCAGCTTCATTACTGGCTGAATGAAACGAATTCAGGCACTGAGCATGGCGGAATTCGCTGGGTTTATAACACGACAGAACAGTGGCTGGAGCAGTTTCCGTTCTGGTCAGAGTCCACTCTGAAACGCACATTTGCAAGCCTGAAATCACTTGGGGTTTTGCGTCGCGAGCAACTCAATAAATCGAAGCGTGACATGACCAACTTCTACACGATCAACTATGAAAGTGAGCTTTTAGAAGAGGTCAAAGTGAACGAATCCATCAGGTCAAAATGCACTTCTCCATCGGGTCAAAGTGACCTGATGGATGGGCGCAAAATGATACGATCCATTGGTTCAAAACGACACGCTGTCATCGGGTCAAAATGGCCCAATGATCTTACAGAGAATACAACAGAGATTACTACAGAGAATAAAACCTCTTCTCGTCCGGACGCTTCGCAACCGGACACGCAGACGGCTGAACAGGAGTTTTTAACTCGCCATCCTGATGCGGTTGTATTCAGTCCTAAAAAGCGCCAGTGGGGAACGCAGGATGATTTGACCTGCGCACAGTGGCTCTGGAAAAAAATCATCGCCCTGTACGAGCAGGCCGCCGAATGTGACGGCGAGGTGGTTCGTCCCAAAGAACCTAACTGGACAGCCTGGGCAAACGAAATTCGCCTGATGTGTGTGCAGGATGGTCGTACTCACAAACAAATCTGCGAGATGTACAGCCGCGTCAGCCGCGATCCGTTCTGGTGCCGTAACGTGCTCAGTCCGTCGAAGCTGCGGGAAAAATGGGATGAGCTTTCCCTGCGCTTATCGCCGTCCGTCAGCACATACACAGAAAAACGCGAAGACCCGTATTTCAAATCCAGTTACGACAACGTGGACTACAGCCAGATCCCGGCAGGATTCAGGGGGTGATCATGAGTCTGTTAAATGACGTTCAGAAATTCATTGAAGCCCATCCGGGCTGTACTTCCGGAGACATTGCGGATGCTTTTTACGTGGGGGCTTAATGAGTAATAAATATTGCCAGGCGCTGGTAGAACTGCGGAACAAACCAGCCCATGAACTGAAGGAAGTGGGCGATCAGTGGCGCACGCCGGACAACATTTTCTGGGGAATTAACACCTTGTTTGGTCCGTTTGTTCTGGATCTGTTCACTGACGGTGATAACGCCAAATGTGCCGCGTATTACACGGCGGAAGACAACGCGCTGGCGCATGACTGGTCAGAACGTCTTGCGGAGCTTAAAGGTGCTGCCTTTGGTAATCCCCCGTACAGCCGCGCCAGTCAGCATGAGGGGCAATACATCACCGGCATGCGTTACATCATGAAACATGCCAGTGCCATGCGTGATAAAGGTGGGCGCTATGTTTTCCTGATCAAAGCTGCCACCAGCGAAGTTTGGTGGCCGGAAGATGCAGACCATATTGCTTTTATTCGCGGGCGTATTGGTTTTGAACTGCCAGCCTGGTTTATCCCGAAGGACGAGAAGCAGGTGCCGACAGGCGCTTTCTTCGCTGGTGCTATTGCTGTTTTCGACAAGACCTGGAAGGGACCGGCAATCAGCTACATCGGGCGCGATGAACTTGAGGCATGTGGTGAGGCCTTTCTGGCGCAGGTTCGCCAGCAGGCGGAAAAACTGGTCAGGGAGATGGCGGCATGACGACATTAACTCAATGCCAGCAGCAGGTGCTGGATATGCTGATTTCTTACCAGAAAGAACGTGGCTTCCCGCCAACCAATCAGGAGGTGGCAACCATGCTGGGATACCGTTCAGTGAATGCAGCGGTGGAGCATCTTCGCGCACTGGAGAAAAAAGGCGTCATCACGATAAAGCGTGGCGTGGCCCGGGGGATAACGCTTCATACCACGGTGAAGGACGACGACAGCGAGGCGGTCGGGATTATCCGCTCACTGCTTGCCGGTGAGGAAAACGCAAGGCTGCGTGCAACCCACTGGTTACATGAGAGGGGCCTGAAAGCATGAAGCTGATCCTGCCTTTTCCGCCCAGCGTGAACACGTACTGGCGACACCCCAACAAAGGGGCGTTTGCAGGTAAGAGCCTGATAAGCGCGGCGGGGCGCAAATTCCAGAGCGCGGCGTGTGCAGCAATAGTTGAGCAGTTACGTCGTCTGCCAAAACCAACGTCGGCACCTGCTTCAGTGGAGATCGTGTTGTTTCCTCCGGATAACCGGATCCGCGATCTGGACAACTATAACAAGGCGCTGTTTGACGCCCTGACCCACGCGGGTGTGTGGGAAGACGACAGTCAGGTGAAAAGAATGCTGGTGGAGTGGGGACCGGTTATCCCGGAAGGGAAGGTCGAGATCACTATCAGTAAGTACGAGAAAACGGCGGGTGCAGCCGCCTGATTAAGAGGAGAAACGAAGTATGAATAATCTGATGGTCATTGATGGTATTGAAGTTCGTCGTGATGCTTATGGACGTTACAGCCTGAACGATCTGCATCGCGCAGCAGTAGCATCTGGTGCAAATGCCAGAACCAAGGAGCCGGGAAAGTTTCTTTCCAGCCAACAGATTACTGAGCTGGTTCAGGAATTGATCGATACCCAAAATCTGGGTGTCGGTTCATTCAATGAAACTACCCAAAATTTGGGTAGTAAACCTGTCAGTAAAATAGAAGGGCGGAATGGCGGAACATATGTCTGTAAGGAACTGGTGTATGCCTATGCAATGTGGATCAGCCCGTCATTCCATCTGAAGGTGATCCGCACTTTCGACATGGTAACCAGCGCACCGGAAAAATTATCCGGGCAGGCTGCTGACAAGATGCAGGCTGGCGTGATTCTGCTGGACTTTATGCGCCGGGAATTAAACCTGTCTAACTCTTCAGTGCTTGGAGCCTGTCAGAAACTCCAGGAGGCTGTTGGCTTACCGAATCTGGCACCGCGCTATGCCATTGATGCTCCTGCTGATGCACACGATGGCTCAAGTCGCCCCACGCTGTCACTGAGTGCACTGCTGAAACAGTATGGTATCCGCCTGACGGCTAATCAGGCATATCACCAGATGGCGAAGCTGGGGATCGTTGAACAACGCGAACGATACAGCCGTACCGCGATTAACAACATCAAAAAATTCTGGTCGCTGACAGCGAAAGGCTGCATGTTCGGCAAGAACATCACCAGTCCCGCAAATCCGCGCGAGACGCAGCCGCATTTCTTCGAATCCCGATTCCCTGAGCTGTTAAAGCTGCTCGATACCGTTCATTGAGGTGACCGTGAGAGCACTACTGACCCCTGAAATTGCCCCGCGTATGGGGATCGTATTGTTCAGGCCAGGTTCAGAGCTGATGCCCCTGTTTATGCAGGGGCGTGTCCTGCTGGAGCCTGAGCCGGAGCGTTATTCATCTTTCGCCAGTGGTGCCGTTCCCGCGGCATCACAACCGCTGGCGGATGATCCTGCTGTTCGGGCCGTGTTCCGCAATGAGGCAGTGATCCGTCGTGCTGGTGGCGTGGAATGTCTTGAAAGCTGGTTACTTCGTGAAAAAGGCTGCCAGTGGCCTCATTCCGACTGGCACAGCGAGAACATGACCACAATGCGACACGCTCCGGGCGCAATCCGTCTGTGCTGGCACTGTGATAACCAGCTGCGCGATCAGTTCACGGAGCGGCTGGAATCAATGGCAACGGATAACTGTGCCCGCTGGGTGTTGTCTGTTGTGCGTCGGGATCTCGGTTTTGATGATAGTCACGTTGTGACAATGCCGGAACTGTGCTGGTGGCTGATTCGTAATGACCTGGCGGATGCCTTACCGGAAAGTGCAGCCCGTAAGGCACTGAGATTACCAAAGCCTGTTGTGCCGTCTGTCACCCGGGAGAGTGACCTTGTTCCTTCGGTTCCTGCCACCAGCATTATCCAGGATAAAGCGAAAAAGGTGCTGGAGCTGAAAGTGGATCCGGAGTCGCCGGAGTCTTTTATGTTACGCCCTAAACGTCGCCGCTGGGTTAACGAAAAGTACACGCGCTGGGTTAAGACGCAGCCGTGTGCATGTTGTGGAAAGCCTGCTGATGATCCCCACCACCTGATAGGTCACGGTCAGGGTGGAATGGGTACAAAAGCGCATGACCTCTTTGTGTTGCCTTTGTGCAGAAAGCATCACGACGAGCTGCATGCGGATACCGTGGCATTTGAAGAGAAGTATGGCTCCCAGTTGGAGCTGATATTTCGTTTTATCGATCGTGCGCTGGCAATAGGCGTACTGGCGTAAGTGGAGAACGAGCATGAACCTTGAAGCCTTACCGAAATATTACTCCCCGAAATCTCCAAAACTGAGCGATGACGCACCGGCGACAGGCTCTGGTGGTTTAACAATTACGGATGTGATGGCTGCGCAGGGGATGGTGCAGTCGAAAGCACCGCTTGGGTTTGCCTTATTCCTGGCAAAAGTTGGTGTTCAGGATCCTCAGTTTGCGATTGAAGGTCTGCTCAATTACGCGATGGCACTGGATAACCCGACATTGAATAAATTGAGTGAAGAAACCCGGCTACAGATCATTCCTTACCTTGTGAATTTTGCCTTTGCTGATTATTCCAGGTCTGCGGCAAGTAAGGCTCGCTGTGAGCATTGTGCTGGTACTGGATTTCATAATGTATTGCGCGAAGTGGTGAAACACTCCAGAAGCGGGGAATCTGTTATCAAGGAAGAGTGGGTGAAGGAACTATGTCAGCATTGTCATGGTAAGGGAGAAGTCAGCACAGCGTGTAGAGGGTGTAAGGGGAAAGGTATTGTACTGGATGAAAAAAGAACCCGGCTTCATGGTGCGCCTGTTTATAAGATTTGTGGGCGTTGCAATGGAAACCGGTTTAGCCGTTTACCAACCACACTGGCGCGGCATCATGTCCAGAAGCTGGTACCGGACCTGACGGATTATCAGTGGTACAAAGGATATGCAGATGTCATTGATAAACTGGTTACAAAGTGCTGGCAGGAAGAAGCATATGCAGAGACACAATTGAGAAAAGTGACAAGATAAATGATTTTCGCCGAAGATGGCGACATGATGCTTGCATTTTTCAAAAAATATGGTTAGGATTCTCCTAACGATGGGCTTTGTATGTCTGCCGTTAACGAAATCATAACAAACCTCGCTTCGGCGGGGTTTTTGCTTTTCTGGAGGTCAATAATGCAGGGCGAAAAGCAGCAGCCATATTTTTTTAACCCTGGTATGACTGTTGAACAGCTTGAAGACTGGCTGGAGCAGCAAAAGCTTCATCTAAGCCGCTATAACCGTCTGGTAAAAGAAAAAGCAGAGCTTGAAGAACGGCTCAGTGATATTTCTGTGGAAATTGAACGAATGTCTGCTGGTGGTTTTAACGGAAAGTTGAGTTTCCCCTGGGAGTCAAGTTCGCTTCTGAGAAATCATCAACAGGGTAGTATTTGACTGAAATAATAAACAGACTGTCATTAAGATCCCTTCCCCTCATATCTGAGAGGACCAACAGCAATTAAGAGGGGGCTAAATGTCCGATCCGATTTCCGGTACTGGGCTGGCTGGTGGTGCCCTGACGGGTGCCAGTGTTTATGGACTGCTGACCGGAACTGATTACGGCGTTGTATTTGGCGCATTTGCAGGGGCTGTATTCTACATAGCAACAGCAGCAGATCTGAGTGCATCGCGCCGACTGGCATATTTTATCGTGTCATATATTGCCGGGATTCTTTGCTCTGGGTTGGTTGGCTCCAAGCTGGCGAACTTGACCGGATACAGTGATAAACCTCTGGATGCTATTGGTGCCGTAATCGTCTCTGCTTTAGCCGTTAAAATCCTGACGTTCCTGAATAATCAGGATATCGGCTCGCTGGTGGCGCTCATAACGCGCCGGGGAGGTTCAGGTGGAGCTAAATGACCCGACAGCAACTATAAATGCGCTGTTATGTGCTTGTGTTGTTATTACTCTGATGTTTTATCGTCGTGGTGATTCGCGGCATCGTCCTTGGGTTTCACGTTTAGCCTGGCTGATTACTGTTACATACAGTGCTGTTCCGTTGGCCTATCTCTGTGGGATTTATCCCCATTCCTCATGGCCCATTATCGTGGCGAACACTATTTTTCTTTCCGTGCTGGTGGCCGTCAGAGGCAACGTTGCACGTCTGGTTGATCATCTGAGGCACTAATGAACCAACAATTATTTCAAAAGGCGGCTGGTATTAGCGCCGGGCTGGCTGCGCGCTGGTTTCCGCACATTGATGCGGCGATGAAGGAATTCGGCATTACAGCACCAGCGGATCAGGCAATGTTTATCGCTCAGGTAGGCCATGAGTCGATGGGGTTTAGAGCCGTAGTTGAAAATTTTAACTACACACCATCTGCGCTGGTGGCGACGTTCGGAAAGAGGATCACACAGCAGCAGGCTGATGCCCTTGGCAGAACATCCGGACATGCAGCTCGTCAGGATGCTATTGCCAATCTGGTGTATAGCAACCGACTGGGTAACAAAGCACCAGGTGATGGCTGGAAATATCGTGGTAGAGGATTAATTCAAATCACTGGCCTCCATAATTATCGCATCTGTGGCGCGGCGCTGAAGTTAGATCTGGTGACTTCACCTGAACAACTGGAACAGGAACTACAGGCTGCGCGCTCAGCTGCATGGTTCTACACCTCTAAAGGTTGCATGATCTACGGTGCCGATATTAACCGTGTTACGCGCATCATTAACGGCGGTTTGAACGGTATTGAGGATCGTAAGGTCCGATACAACAAGGCGCGGGCGGCGCTGCTGGTATGAAGATGAGTTATTGGGCGCTCATTTTAACGTTTATTGCTTGTGTCGCTGGTGGTCTTGTCTGGTCAGCGAATCACTATCATGGAAAGTTTCTGAAGGAGCAGAAGCGTGCTGATGCTGCGGAACAGCGAGCTGATTCTACTGAGGCTATCACCGCGAATGTTCTGCGTACTATGGCAATAACGAACATCATTCAGGAGGCGAATCAACATGCAAAACAGCAGATCGCACTGGAGTCACAGAGAACCCAGGAAGATATCAAAGTGGCTGTTGCGGATGATGATTGTGCTTCACGTCCTGTGCCTGCTGCCGCTGCTGACCGGTTGCGGAAGTACGCGAACAGTTTACGTCCAGGTTCCGGTAGTTCCGTTACCAGCCAGCCTGACGGCTGAAACCCCTCAGCCTGATTTACCTGATCATTTTACGTGGGGCTCGAGCTTAGATCTGAATGTCGCCTTGTTGTCTGCATTGGCGCAGTGTAATACCGATAAAGCTGACATCAGAAGGATTGAAGTTGAGCGTGGTCACATCATGCAAAAAAAATGATGTTAACTTTGTTTTGTTCCTTGATTTGATATGTGATGGCCCAATAGATACAAAGCACCTGATTTTGGTGACTCTTTTAAAGGGCTTTACACATGAAAGATGGTATCTATTTTGTTGTTTTCAGAAGCAATCAACGTGATTTTGGTAATGGTACCGTAGTTGTCAAAAACAATGCAGTAAACGGCGGAGATTTTGGTTTTACGTATCAGGGAAAAATTGACGGTAGCCAACTTATTCTGCGCGTATCGCAGCATGATTTAAATGTCACCTCGGTTTTCCCTGGGGTAAAGAACTTTGAATTGAGTCTTTCTTTGCAGGAACGAGGACGTGATTACCTGTTAAATGGATCTGTGGTCGGAATGCCTCAGATGCAAATTTCAATTAGTGCAAAATACATTGGTGATCTGATTTAGTTTATCGAGATGATAATTGAACCGCCTCCGGGCGGTTTTTTATTGCCATTTCTATGGTCTGTTCCATCGTAATAACTTAAAGGGAAGCATTAATGCCGCCACGAACCCCGAAAGCCTGCCGTGTTCGCGGCTGCCGCCATACCACTACTGACCCTTCAGGCTACTGCGAAAGCCACAAAAGCGAAGGCTGGAAGCAATACAAACCTGGACAATCCCGTCATCAGCGCGGCTACGGTTCGAAGTGGGACAGTATCCGCGCGCGTGTTCTGAAGCGTGACAAAGGCCTGTGTCAGTTATGTCTGCGTGCTGGTGTGGTGCGTGAGGCGAAAACTGTTGACCACATCATCCCTAAAGCGCATGGCGGCACTGATGCTGACAGTAATCTGCAGAGTCTGTGCTGGCCGTGTCATAAGGCGAAGACGGCCCGTGAACGGTTAAAGTGATAATAATTCTCAACTGTCTGAGGGGAGGGGCGGGTCAAATCCCTGCAGCCTGACGTCTTCCGGACTGCCCGCCCCATCGTTTTTTTATACCCGCGAAAAATGAAATTTAACCAGGAGTGCCGCATATGGCTGGAACGGCGGGGCGTTCCGGGCGTCGCCCCAAGCCAACGGCGCGCAAGGCGCTGGCCGGAAACCCCGGCAAGCGAGCCCTGAATAAAGATGAACCTGTTTTTACGCCCATCAAAGGTGTTGAGCCACCGGAGTGGTTCGCTGAAGAAGATCTCCCTCTCGCCACGATCATGTGGCAACTGACAACCAAAGAACTCTGCGGTCAGGGCCTGCTGTGCGTGACTGACCTCGCGGTGCTTGAGCGGTGGTGCGTGGCCTATGAGTTCTGGCGACGTGCCGTGAAAAATATTGCCAGCCAGGGCAACACCATTACCGGTGCAATGGGCGGTATGGTCAAAAACCCGGAGCTGACCGCCAAGAAAGAACAGGAGTCCGAGATGAGCAGCACGGGGGCAATGCTCGGACTCGACCCCAGCAGCCGCCAGCGTCTGATTGGCCTGGCGGGGCAGAAGAAAGCCACTAACCCGTTTCTGAAAATCATCGAGTCATGAGCCGGAAATCTTACCCCAACGTAAATGCTGCCAATCAGTATGCCCGGGATGTCGTGCGCGGAAAGATTGTTGCCTGCCAGTTTGTGATTCAGGCCTGCCAGCGCCATCTTGATGACCTGATGGCGGAAAAAAGTAAGTCGTTTCGTTACCGCTTCGACAAGGACCTGGCTGAACGGGCCGCGAAATTTATTCAGCTGTTGCCGCACACCAAGGGTGAGTGGGCATTCAAACGGATGCCCATCACGCTGGAGCCGTGGCAGCTATTTGTGATCTGCTGTGCGTTTGGCTGGGTCAATAAAGGCACCCGGTTGCGCCGCTTCCGGGAGGTGTATACCGAAATCCCCCGTAAGAACGGCAAATCAGCAATCTCTGCCGGTGTTGCCCTGTATTGTTTTGCCTGTGATAACGAGTTTGGCGCGGAAGTGTATTCCGGTGCCACGACAGAGAAACAGGCGTGGGAAGTCTTTCGCCCGGCGCGACTGATGTGTAAACGCACACCCATGCTGACGGAAGCGTTCGGGATTGAGGTTAACGCCTCAAACATGAACCGTCCGGAGGATGGCGCGCGGTTTGAACCGCTGATCGGCAACCCCGGTGATGGTTCATCACCCCACTGTGCCGTGGTTGATGAATATCACGAGCATGCCACCGATGCGCTTTATACCACAATGCTTACCGGGATGGGGGCGCGACGTCAGCCACTGATGTGGGCCATCACCACCGCCGGGTACAACATTGAGGGGCCGTGCTACGACAAGCGGCGGGAAGTCATCGAGATGCTCAACGGCTCGGTGCCTAACGATGAACTGTTCGGGATCATCTATACCGTTGATGAAGGTGACGACTGGACCGACCCGCAGGTGCTGGAAAAAGCCAATCCAAATATTGGCGTGTCGGTTTATCGCGAATTTTTGTTAAGTCAGCAGCAGCGTGCGAAAAATAACGCCCGTCTGGCAAACGTCTTTAAGACAAAACACCTCAATATCTGGGTGTCGGCACGTTCGGCGTATTTCAACCTGGTGAGCTGGCAGAGCTGCGAGGATAAATCACTGACCCTTGAGCAGTTCGAGGGGCAGCCGTGCATTCTGGCCTTTGACCTGGCGCGTAAGCTGGATATGAACAGCATGGCGCGACTTTATACCCGCGAGATTGACGGTAAAACGCATTACTACAGTGTGGCCCCGCGCTTCTGGGTACCGTATGACACGGTGTACAGCGTCGAGAAAAATGAAGATAGACGGACAGCCGAACGCTTTCAGAAATGGGTGGAAATGGGCGTCCTGACCGTTACCGATGGTGCAGAGGTGGATTATCGCTACATCCTCGAAGAGGCCAAAGCGGCGAACAAAATCAGCCCGGTCAGTGAGTCACCCATCGACCCCTTCGGGGCGACCGGGCTGTCACATGACCTTGCTGATGAAGATCTGAATCCCGTCACTATCGTCCAGAACTTCGCCAATATGTCCGATCCTATGAAAGAGCTGGAAGCAGCGATTGAATCGGGACGCTTTCATCATGACGGCAATCCCATCATGACCTGGTGTATCGGCAATGTGGTCGGCAAAAACATGCCAGGTAACGATGATTTAGTGAAGCCCGTCAAGGAGCAGGCGGAAAACAAAATCGATGGTGCGGTTGCACTGATTATGACGATCGGTCGGGCAATGCTCAAAGAACCTGACGATTTCCTCTCATCTCTTGATCCGGACGATGATCTCTTAATTCTATGAAATCACTAATTGCTGATGTTATCGGGCTGGCTGGTTTTGGCCTGCTTACGTGCGGGGTTTACCTGCAGTTTGGTATGGCTCCGGCTCTGATTTTGTCCGGTGCTTTACTGCTGGTGGGCGCACTGGCTATGGCCAGAAGGGGGACGCGTGCTGCTTGATGCTCTGTTCAGAAGTAAATCACTGGAGAATCCTTCCACCCCGATAACCGGGGATGCCGTTGATACTGATGGGCTGTTCCGGGCAGACGTTTATGTCAGTCCTGAGACTGCGATGAAACTGGCTGCGGTGTATTCCTGTATCTATGTCCTGTCTTCCAGCCTTGCCCAGATGCCGTTGCATGTTATGCGCAGGTACAAGGGGAAGGTTGAACCCGCACGCGATCATCCTGCGTTTTATCTGGTTCATGATGAGCCCAATACCTGGCAAACCAGCTACAAATGGCGCGAACTGAAGCAACGTCACATCCTTGGCTGGGGGAATGGGTATACCTGGGTGAAACGTAATCGTCGCGGTGAAGTCATATCCCTGGATTGCTGTATGCCGTGGGAAACGACGCTTATGAATACTGGTGGCCGATACACCTACGGTTTGTACAACGAATATGGGGCGTTTGCGATCAGCCCCGACGATATGATCCACATCCGAGCGCTGGGTAATAATCAGAAGATGGGGCTGAGTCCGATTATGCAACATGCCGAAACAATAGGCATGGGGATGAGCGGTCAGAAATACACAGAAAGCTTCTTCAGCGGTAATGCCCGTCCGGCGGGGATAGTATCCGTTAAAAGCGGACTCAATAAGGAAAGCTGGGGCTGGCTTAAAGATCAGTGGCAGAAGGCATCGCAGGCGTTACGCCGCCAGGAAAACAAAACCATGCTGCTGCCAGCCGATCTGGATTACAAGGCACTGACTGTGTCGCCAGTTGACGCTCAGATCATTGACATGATGAAGCTGAACCGTTCAATGATCGCCGGTATTTTCAATATTCCTGCGCACATGATTAATGACCTCGAAAAAGCCACCTTCTCCAATATTTCTGCGCAGGCGATTCAGTTTGTCCGCTACACGATGATGCCGTGGGTGACGAACTGGGAGCAGGAGCTTAACCGTCGCTTGTTTACCCGCGCTGAGTTAGCCGCCGGGTATTACGTCAGGTTCAATCTGACGGGGCTTTTACGCGGAACTCCGCAGGAGCGCGCGCAATTCTATCACTTCGCTATTACCGATGGATGGATGAGCCGTAATGAGGCCCGCGCATTTGAGGATATGAATCCGGTTGAAGGGCTGGACGAGATGCTGGTAAGCGTGAATGCTGCTAACCCGGCAGGAGATTTTAAGCCCCCAAAAAACGATGAGGGAAAAACCAATGAATGACCGTGAAATCCGTTGTTACAGCGGTGAGGTGCGTGCTGAGCGGCATGACGATAACCCGGCGCACATTATCGGTTATGGATCGGTGTTTGACTGTCGTTCTGAGCTGATATTCGGTTCATTCCGCGAAATCATCCGGCCCGGCGCTTTTGACGATGTGCTTGGTGATGATGTACGCGCACTGTTTAACCACGATCCTAATTTTATTCTTGGGCGTAGTGCAGCAGGCACGCTGAATCTTTCAGTTGATGAGCGCGGATTACGCTATGACATCCAGGCTCCGGAGACACAGACCATTCGTGATCTGGTGCTGGCCCCGATGCAACGTGGAGATATTAACCAGTCATCTTTCGCTTTCCGTGTCGCCCGTGACGGTGAGGAGTGGTATCAGGATGAGGACGGGGTTGTTATTCGCGAGATAACCCGCTTTTCCCGTCTGCTGGATGTCAGTCCTGTGACATATCCTGCCTATCAGGAGGCTGACTCGGCTGTTCGCTCCATGAAAGCATGGAAGGAGGCGCGCAACAGTGGCGCGCTACAGAAAGCCATTAATCAACGTATGGCGCGTGAACGCGTCCTGACCCTTCTTAACGCGTAAAGGAAACATCATGAAACTGCATGAACTGAAACAGAAACGTAATACTATCGCAACTGACATGCGCGCCCTGAATGAAAAAATTGGTGATAACGCATGGACGGAAGAGCAGCGCACTGAGTGGAACAAAGCAAAATCCGAACTGGAAGCGCTTGATGAACGAATTGCACGCGAAGAAGAACTGCGTCGTCAGGATCAGGCGTACATTGAAAGCAATGAGGAAGAGCAGCGTCAGAATCTTGATCCGGAAAACAATCCGCAACAGGATGAGAAACGAGCTCAGGTTTTTGATAAGTGGATGCGTCACGGTGCCAGTGAGCTGACATCAGAAGAACGAAAGGCGTTGCGTGAACTTCGTGCCCAGGGTGTAGCTCAGGATGAAAAGGGCGGATATACCGTACCAGAAACATTCCTGGCGAAAGTTGTTGAGAAGATGAAATCCTACGGTGGCATCGCCAGTGTGGCGCAGATTCTGACCACTTCTGACGGTCGCACTATGGAGTGGGCAACAGCTGATGGTACTTCCGAAGTTGGTGTTCTGCTGGGCGAAAATGAAGAAGCCGGTGAAGAAGACACCGATTTCGGTATGGGAAGTCTTGGGGCGCTCAAAATGACATCGAAAATCATTCGTGTGTCTAATGAGTTGCTGCAGGACAGCGCGATCGATATGGAAGCTTATCTTGCCCGTCGCATTGCTGAACGTATTGGTCGTGGTGAAGCCCGTTATCTGATTCAGGGAACTGGTGCTGGTACGCCTAAACAACCCAAAGGGCTGGTCGCATCTGTGACCGGCACAACACAGACTGCCGCGGCAAATACGGTGAAGTGGCAGGAAATTCTGGCTCTGAAACACAGCATTGATCCTGCATATCGTCGCGGGCCGAAATTCCGCCTGGCGTTTAACGATAATACGCTGAAACTGATCAGTGAGATGGAAGACGGTCAGGGACGCCCTTTATGGTTGCCGGATATTGTTGGTGTGGCACCTGCTTCAGTGTTGAATGTACCGTATGTCATTGATCAGGAAATTGATGATATCGGGGCGGGTAAAAAATTCATGTTCTGTGGTGACTTTGATCGCTTCATTATCCGTCGTGTGCGATACATGATTCTTAAACGTCTGGTTGAGCGTTACGCGGAATATGATCAGACCGGTTTTCTGGCCTTCCATCGTTTTGACTGTATCCTGGAAGACACCTCTGCCATTAAAGCGCTGGTGGGGAAAGGTAGCGTTGGTGGTTGATTAGTCTTTTTACGTAATACAGCACGCCGCGTAATGCGGTTTTTTTGTGCCCGCGTTCTGGCGGGCACAGGAGGTTTTATGCTGTTAAAAATGGAAGAGATTAAGCTTCAGCTCCGTCTGGATGATGATTTCTCTGATGAAGATGAGTTGCTTGAACTGCTTGGTAAGGCCGCTCAGAGTCGTACGGAAAACTTCCTTAACCGTAAGTTGTATGCAACCGCAGATGACAGGCCTGCGGATGATCCTGATGGGCTTGTGATATCTGATGATGTGAAGCTGGCGCTTCTGCTACTTGTCAGCCATTTCTACGAAAACCGCTCAACGGTTACAGACGTTGAGAAAATGGAGTTGCCAATGAGTTTTAACTGGTTGGTTGTTCCTTATCGCCTTATACCACTATGAAAATTCGTCAGGCGCAGACCAGCGCAACCTACATTCTGCCGGACCCCGGCGAACTGAATAAACGCGTCCTGATCCGCCAGCGGGTGGATATGCCCGCGGATAACTTTGGCGTGGAGCCTCAATACCCGGTTGCGTTCCGGGCATGGGCGAAGGTTATCCAGACCAGTGCCACCACCTGGCAGGAAACCGCGCAGACCGGAGACGCCATCACCCATTACATCACCATTCGCTACCGCCGGGGGATCACTGCTGATTATGAGGTGGTCTGTGATGACAGTGTGTACCGGGTGAAACGTCAGCGCGATCTGAACGGGGCGCGGCGCTTTCTGCTGCTGGAGTGTACGGAACTGGGCGAATTTACGCAGAGTCACGGAGGCAGCAATGGCGACTCCCTTTTTTCACGTTGATGTTCAGCAGCCCGCGGAGATGCGCTTTAACCGCGCCCGTGTCCGGCGGGCGTTTGTCACGATTGGGCAGCGTCATATGCGTGATGCCCGTCGGCTGGTGATGCGCCGTGCGCGGTCGGCACCGGGTGAAAACCCCGGTTATCAGACCGGACGCCTGGCTCGTTCGATTGGTTACATGGTGCCGAGAGCCAGTAAAAAGCGAGCCGGTTTTATGACACGCATTGCCCCTAACCAGCGCAACGGGAAGGGGAACCGGATGATCTCTGGTGACTTCTATCCGGCGTTTCTGTTTTTTGGTGTCCGGGGAGGAGCAAAACGTCGTCGTAGTCATCATCGTGGTGCATCCGGTGGCAGCGGCTGGCGGCTGGCTCCACGTAATAACTTTATGGTGGAAACGCTTGAAAAGAACCGCAGCTGGACACGCTATTTTCTGGCGCGGGAATTGCGTAAATCACTGAAGCCGGAGCGACGACACAGATGAAACTGACGCCTGTTATTGCTGCGCTGCGTGCCCGCTGCCCGTATTTTGAAAACCGGGTGGCAGGCGCGGCACAGTTCAAAAATCTGCCGGAGGTCGGAAAGCTGAGACTCCCGGCGGCGTATGTGGTACCGGGTGATGACTCTCCGGGAGAAAACAAAAGCCAGACCGACTACTGGCAGGAGCTGAAAGAGGGCTTCTCCGTGGTTGTCATACTGAGTAACGGGCGTGATGAGCGCGGTCAGTTTGCCTCGTATGATGTGGTGGACGATGTCCGGCAGATGCTCTTTAAGGCTCTGCTGGGCTGGAACCCGGAAGCGTGCGGTAACCCGATTACCTATGACGGCGGCACGCTGCTGGATCTGAATCGTCATGAGCTGATTTATCAGTTCGATTTTTCGGTCATCAGCGAGCTGACCGAAGACGATACCCGCCAGCAGGATGACCTGAACAGTCTGGATGAACTGCGAACGCTGGCGATTGATGTTGATTATCTCGATCCCGGTAACGGGCCTGACGGCGATATCGAACATCACACCGAAATAACCCTTCCTTCCTGAGAATCTTCATGTTTGTCAAACCTGTTAAAGGGCGGTCAGTTCCTGACCCTGCCCGCGGCGACCTTTTGCCCGCCGAAGGGCGAAATGTTGACGAGAACAACTACTGGCTGCGCCGTGAAGCAGCGGGTGATATCCGGCGCGTGAATAAAAAGGTGAATACCGATGACGATGAGCTTTAACACCATTCCGTCGAATACGCTGGTTCCGATTTTTTATGCGGAAATGGATAACTCGGCGGCGAATACTGCACAGGATAGCGGAGCATCGCTGCTGATTGGTCATGCCAATAACGGTGCAGAGATTGTTGCCAACAGTCTGGTGCTGATGCCATCGGCAGACTATGCACGTCAGATTTGTGGTGCGGGAAGTCAGCTGGCGCGTATGGTCGAGGCTTATCGCCAGACCGACCCGTTTGGTGAACTGTATGTGATTGCCGTTCCTGAATCCACGGGCGCGGCGGCAACAGTTACGCTGACGGTGACCGGCGCGGCAACCGAAACCGGCACGGTGAATGTTTATGTGGGACGTACCCGCGTGCAGGCACCGGTGACCAACGGCGATAACGTCGCGACGATTGCCAGCAGTATCAAAGATGCCATCAATGCCGTTCCGGCCCTGCCGTTTACTGCCTCATCTTCGGCAGGCGTGGTCACACTGACCGCGCGTCATAAGGGGCTTTGCGGGAATGAAATTCCTGTCAGCCTCAATTACTACGGCTTTGGTGGGGGCGAAGTGCTGCCAGCGGGCGTACAGATTGCCGTGGCGACGGGGACCGCCGGAACGGGCGCTCCGGTTCTCACCGGCGCGGTGGCTGCAATGGCGGATGAGCCGTTTGATTATATCGGCCTGCCGTTCAACGACACGGCCTCCGTTAACACGCTGGTGACAGAGATGAACGATACCAGCGGTCGCTGGAGCTATGCGCGTCAGCTGTATGGTCATGTGTATACGGCAAAGACCGGTACGCTGTCAGAACTGGTGACCGCAGGTGACCAGTTTAACCAGCAGCACATTACCCTGGCGGGGTACGAAAAAGAGACCCAGACGCCTGCCGACGAGCTGGCGGCAAGCCGTACCGCCCGCGCAGCGGTGTTTATTCGCAACGATCCGGCACGTCCCACGCAGACCGGTGAGCTGGTGGGTATGCTGCCTGCGCCGAAGGGGAAACGGTTCACGATGACCGAACAACAGACCCTGCTGTCTCATGGCGTGGCAACGGCGTATGTCGAAAGCGGGGTGCTGCGCATTCAGCGTGATGTCACCACGTACAGGAAAAACGCTTACGGTGTTGCGGATAACAGCTACCTCGACAGCGAGACGCTGCATACCAGCGCGTATGTGCTGCGCAAACTGAAATCCGTCATTACCAGTAAGTACGGGCGTCACAAGCTTGCCAGCGACGGTACCCGCTTTGGTCCCGGTCAGGCGATTGTCACACCGGCGGTGATCAAAGGGGAACTGCTGGCAACCTACCGTCAGCTTGAGCGTGCGGGGATCGTGGAAAACTACGAACTGTTTAAGCAGTACCTGGTTGTGGAGCGTGATGCCAGCGATCCGAACCGCCTGAACACGCTGTTCCCGCCTGACTATGTTAACCAGTTGCGTGTTTTTGCCGTGGTTAACCAGTTCCGTCTTCAGTATTCAGAGGAGTCTGCATAATGGCCCGTATCGGGGGAACCTGTTATTTCAAAATTGACGGTCAACAGCTATCGCTGACCGGCGGCATTGAGGTGCCCATGAACAGGACGGTCAATGATGACATCATCGGCCTGGACGGTTCAGTGGACCGCAAGGAAACTCACCGTGCGCCTTATGTCAAAGGGACCTTCAAGGTGCCGAAGAATTTTCCGGTGAGCAAAATCACCTCGTCTGATGAGATGACCATCACTGCCGAGCTGGCGAACGGTCAGGTCTATGTATTGTCGTCCGCCTGGCTGCACGGCGAAGCGAACCATAATGCCGAAGAAGGCACGGTTGATCTTGAGTTCCACGGTGAAGAAGGGGATTACCAGTAATGAAAGAGCTTGAGTTAAAGAAACCGATTATCGCTCATGGTGAGACACTCTCCGTACTGGAGTTTGATGAGCCCACCGGGAAGGATGTCCGCGAGCTGGGGTATCCCTACCAGATGAATCAGGATGAGTCAGTCAAACTTCTGGCGCATGTGGTGTCGAAATACATTGTGCGGCTGGCGAAAGTGCCGCAAAGCTCTGTCGACCAGATGTCTCCGGCAGACCTGAATGCAGCGGCGTGGCTTGTGGCTGGTTTTTTCCTCCAGGCCTGACGGCTGAATACCTCACTGATCGCTTCTTTGACTGCGCCAGCTACTGGCGCATTAATCCTTTCGAATTGCTGAATATGCCGATCAGTGAAATTCCCTTACTGGTCAGTCAGGCAAACAGGATAGAGCAGGAGAAACGCACACATGGCTGAATTTGAGCTTAAGGCGTTGATCACCGGTGTCGACAGGCTTTCTCCCGCGCTGTCGAAAATGCAAAAGAAAATCCGGGGATTTAAACGCCAGGCGGAAGAAGCGTCACAGGGTGGGCTGGCGCTTGGTGGCGGACTGGCAGCGGGTCTGACGCTTTCCCTGAAATCTTATGCCGATCAGGAAAACGCCGCCACCGGGCTGAAAGTCGCCATGATGGATGCGAATGGCGAGGTTGGAAAGAGCTTTCAGGACATCAATAAACTGGCTATTGGCCTGGGTAACCAGCTACCCGGTACAACGGCTGATTTCCAGAACATGATGCAGATGCTGGTGCGTCAGGGGATCCCGGCAGAAAACATTCTGGGTGGTGTGGGTAAAGCGACAGCTTATCTTGCGGTACAACTGAAAAAAACACCGGAAGCGGCTGCTGAGTTTGCTGCAAAGATGCAGGATGCTACCGGAACGGCGTCAGAAGACATGATGGGGCTGTTCGACACTATCCAGAAGGCGTTTTATCTGGGCGTTGACGATACCAACATGTTGTCCTTCTTCACTAAAACCAGCTCTGTTCTGAAGATGGTGAACAAGGACGGTCTTCAGGCTGCACAGAGCCTTGCCCCCATCAGCGTCATGATGGATCAGATGGGGATGAACGGGGAGGCGGCAGGTAATGCCCTGCGAAAAGTTATCCAGTCCGGATTAAGTGTTAAGAAAATCAGGGACGTCAATAAAGTCATGGCCCGCCAGAAACTCGGGGTACAGCTCGATTTTACTGACGGCAAAGGAAGTTTTGGCGGTCTTGATAACATGTTTAAGCAACTGGCAAAGTTGCGAAAACTGACTGACGTTAAGCGAACTAATGTACTTAAGGCAATATTTGGTGATGATGCCGAAACCATTCAGGTGGTCAATGCGCTGATCGATAAAGGAAAGGATGGTTACGATCAGATCCAGCAGAAGATGAATAAACAGGCCAGCCTGAATAAACGTGTTCAGGCACAGCTTGGTACGTTGTCCAACCTGTGGGAGGCAATGACGGGGACCGCAACTAACGGCCTTGCAGCTATTGGCGGCGCATTTTCTGGTGACGCTAAAAATATCACGCAATGGCTGGGGGAGTTGGGGGAGAAATTCACGAAGTTTGCGGATCAAAATCCCCGGGTTATTCGCGGCGTCGTCGGGCTTGCTGCCGGTCTTGCGATTCTGAAACTGGGATTGATGGGCGTGGGCAGTGCCATCAGTATCGTCAGCAGGATCATGTCGATGACGCCGATTGGCATGATTGCGACGGCGATTGCCCTGGCTGCGGGATTAATTATCACTAACTGGGATGTTGTTGGACCTTATTTCAAGAAGCTCTGGGAAACCATTGGTCCTTATTTTGAGGTTGGCTGGGAACTCCTCAAGAAAGTTTTTGCCTGGTCGCCGCTGGGGATGGTGATCAATAACTGGGGACCGGTTGTTAAGTGGTTTCAGGATATGTGGGACAAGCTGAAGCCAATTATTGAGTGGTTTACTGACAGTTCCGGTGACACGGTCGATGCCATTAACTCTGCGCAGTGGGGCGCAGGTGCCTATGATGCTTATGGGACGGGAATACCGGCGCGGGGATACACACCTTACCCGGCGGTGGATCCGGCGCAGTCAAACAACGCCTCCGGTGCCACAGGCCCGAATCCCTTCATGATAAACAAAGCTTCTGCGCCAAAAGTTGATGGTGAGATCAAGGTATCTTTTGTGAATATGCCACCAGGTATGCGGGTTATGGAAACGCGATCCAGCGGTATTGATGTCAGCCATGATGTTGGCTATACGCGGTTCAGGTAGTGTACAAAATGATTAATGTGTTTTTGTCTGGCATAATTTGGGTTTTCAACTTTAAGCAGTTAATATAATCACTCCTTACAAATGATTGAAGGGATGATTATGCGTATCTTTGTGTTTTTTATATCTGCACTTTTATCTTTTAACTTGGCAGCGGAAGAGTGTAAGTTCAGCTTTAATGAGTCAGAATTAATCTCTTCTATAGGTATTGCACCAGTTAAGCAAGAGATAGTAAAGGATGAAGGAATAACTAAGCGTCAATATGAATTCAGGAGAGAATTGTCTTTTGAAGAAATGCTTGGCGATGATGCTGATGAAAAATATGAGCCGCAGTTTTATATATCTGTTTATAATCCATCATGTCCACAAAAGGTTATTATTTGGTTTTTCAAAGACAATAAAAACACACAAACTTTAAGTAATGAGGTCCTTGCTGGTAGAGCATTCAAGTATTTAACTGGTGTTAATGAAAGTATTTTTGAAAATAAAATGAAAAAGTTTTCAAAGGTACAGTCATTTGAATCCTTTGATGAAAGGACGGACTCTAAATTTATAAAGAGTGGTAATGTTTATTCCATTGATGTTCAACTCAGATAGTAATTAAAAATATTAGGTTCCCGCCACATCTTCTGCGATGTAAATAACTGACAAAGCAGATTTGGCGGGTTTTTTGTATCCGGAGTTTATATGACGTGGAAAGACAGGCTTCAGGATGCGTCATTTCGCGGCGTACCGTTTAAGGTTGAAGAAGAAAGTGCGGGAACCGGTCGCCGTGTGGAAACACACGAATATCCGAACCGCGACAAGCCCTATACCGAAGATCTGGGAAAAGTCACTTTCCGCCCGTCCATCACAGCTTATGTGGTGGGAGATGACTGCTTTGACCAGCGCGATCGCCTGATTGACGCGCTGAATAAACCCGGTCCCGGCACGCTTGTCCACCCGACATATGGTGAGCTGAAAGTCTGTGTTGACGGGGAAGTTCGGGTCAGCACATCGAAAAGTGAAGGGCGTATTGTCCGCTTTGACCTGAAGTTTGTCGAAGCAGGAGAACTCTCTTACCCCACATCAGGTGCGGCGACGGCGCAGACGCTGATGTCATCCTGTTCTGCACTGGATGACTGCATCAGTGACAGCTTCAGCGGTTTCAGTATCGATGGTGTGGCGGATTTCGTGCAGAACGACGTTATCGGTAATGCCAGCATAATGCTGGGGTATGTTTCTGATGCGATGAAAGTGGTGGATTCTGCCGTATCGGATGCCGCCAGGCTGTTGCAGGGGGATATCTCGGTACTTCTGCCGCCGCCATCGTCAGGCAAAAATTTCGTTGAGCAGGTGCAGAAAATGTGGCGTACCGGGAAACGCCTTTATGGTAACGCCAGCGACCTGGTCACCATGATCAAAACGCTTTCCGGTGTCAGCCTCGGCAGCGATCTGCAACCGCGCGGCGTCTGGAAAACGGACAGTAAAACCACCGCCACGGCGACGCAGCAGCGTAACGTGGTTGCCAGCACCCTTCGTACGACCGCAATCAGCGAAGCGGCGTATGCCGTCACCCGATTGCCTGCGCCAACAACTTCCGCGGTGATGCAGAATTCCGCAGTGGGGCAGGCAACAACACCTGCGCAGAGCACTGGCTGGCCTTCCGTCACGCATCCGGCACTGAACAATGCACCGGCGGTGAAAAACACGGTTGACCTGCCGACGTGGGAAGAACTGACTGACATTCGCGACACACTGAATACGGCAATTGATAAGGAGTTGTCCCGTACAACCAGTGATGCGCTGTTTCTGGCGCTGCGCCGGGTGAAAGCAGATCTGAATGCGGATATCAACACGCGCCTTGAACAGTCTGCACGGATCATTCAGCGCACACCGGATGAGGTTTTACCCGCGCTGGTGCTGGCGGCGACCTGGTTTGATAACGCGGCGCGTGACGCGGACATTATCCGGCGTAATGCCATTACGCATCCCGGCTTTGTGCCGGTGATCCCTCTGAAGGTGCCAGTGCAATGAACGACAATGTCACGCTACGGGTAAATGGCCGGGAGTGGAATGGCTGGACATCGGTGCGCATCGGTGCCGGTATTGAACGGCTGGCGCGGGATTTCAGTGTGGAGATCACCCGCCAGTGGCCGGGAGATGAGGGTATCACCACGCTTCAGCCGCGCATTAAAAACGGTTCAAAAGTGGAAGTGCTGATTGGTGATGAGCTGGTGATCACCGGCTGGGTGGAGGCGACGCCCGTTCGTTACGATGCCCGTTCGGTCAGCACCGGTATTGCCGGACGCAGTCTGACCGCTGACCTGATTGACTGTGCAGCCGAACCGACACAGTTTAACGGACGCTCGCTGGTGCAGATTGCGCAGGCGCTTGCTGCGCCTTTCGGCATTGAGGTGGTGAACAGCGGTGCGCCGTCGGGTGTTATTCCTGATGTTCAGCCTGATCACGGTGAAACGGTGATTGAGGTAATCAACAAAATACTCGGTCAGCAGCAGGCACTGGCTTACGACGACCCGCACGGCAGGCTGGTGATTGGCGGTATTGGCTCAACGCGGGCACATACTGCGCTGGTACTCGGGGAAAACATCCTTTCCTGCGATACGGAGAAGAGTATCCGGGAGCGGTTTTCTGTTTACCAGGTGGCGGGGCAGCGTGCCGGAAACGACGATGATTTCGGTGAGGCCACCACCACCGCGCTGCGGGCCCGCACAGAGGACGCATTTATTGCCCGTTACCGTCCGATGTATATCAGGCAGACAGGGCAGGCTACGGGGGCAGGCTGTATTGCCCGTGCGGACTTTGAAGCCAGACAACGGGCGGCGCGGACGGATGAAACCACCTATGTGGTGCAGGGCTGGCGACAGGGTAACGGTACGCTGTGGCAGCCCAACCAGCGGGTGATTGTCTTTGATCCGGTCTGTGGTTTCGACAATACCGAACTGCTTGTTTCGGAAGTCACGTTTACTCAGGACCAGAACGGCACCCTGACGGAAATCCGTGTCGGCCCGCCTGATGCTTATCTGCCTGAACCCGAAGCCCCCGGCGCGCGGAAAAAGAAAAAAGCCAGAGTACAGGAGGACCCGTTCTGATGAGGACGATTGAAGCCATGCAGCGACAACTCCTCGGCCTGATTGGGCGGGCCGTGGTGAAAAGCATCAGTGCCGCCACGAAATGTCAGACCGTGGATGTGTCCCTGATTGCCGGTGAACCCAAAGCTGGGGTTGAACATCTTGAACCCTACGGTTTTACCGCAAGGGCAAACAGCGGTGCGGAAGCGGTGGTGTTGTTTCCGGATGGCGACCGTTCTCATGCGGTGGTTGTTACGGTGTCGGACCGGCGCTACCGCCTGAAAGGGCTGCAGACGGGGGAGGTGGCTGTCTATGACGATCAGGGGCAGTCCGTGACGCTGACCCGGGAGGGGATCGTGGTGGACGGTGCAGGTAAAACGATCACGTTTCGCAATTCACCTAAAGCACGTTTTGAAATGGACCTGGAAGTGACAGGACAGGTGAAAGACCTGTGCGACTCCAGCGGCACCACCATGTCAGCGATGCGGCTTGCCTATAACGGGCATCGTCACAGAGAGAACGGTCAGGGCAGTAACACCGACAAACCTGATAAAGCGATGGAGGCATGATGGAACTGTGGCTGACGGTGAACGGTAAACGCACCTGCGCCAGCGCACCGCTGGATCCGCTGACCCGCGCCGTGGTGATTTCCCTGTTTACCTGGCGGCGGGCGGAGCCTGATGACAACGCCGACGTCCCGATGGGATGGTGGGGGGATACCTGGCCTGCGGTACAGAATGACCGTTACGGCTCCCGACTGTGGCTGCTTCAGCGCAGCAAACTGACCAATCAGCTGGTGCAGACGGTAAGGGGGTATATCCGCGAATGCCTGCAATGGATGATTGATGATGGCGTGGTGTCCCGTATTGATCTGGATATCCGCCGCACCGGGATTAATGAACTGGGTAACAGTATCACTCTCTGGCGTCGTGACGGACCGGTAATGATTTCTTTTGATGATCTGTGGAGTGCGATAACGCATGGCGGACAGTGAATTTCAGCGCCCGACGCTGGCAGAAAATATCAGTATGCTCCGTAACGATTTATTCGCCAGGCTGGACGTCAGCGACACGCTCCGGCGCATGGATGAAGACGTGCGGGCAAAGGTGTATGCGGCGGCGCTGCATACGGTTTACGGGTACATCGATTATCTGGCAATGAACATGCTGCCTGACCTGTGCGATGAGTCCTGGCTGGCGCGACATGCTGCGATGAAACGGTGTCCGCGCAAGGGGGCCACGGCTGCCAGCGGGTATATGCGCTGGGAAGGTGTCAGCGATGGCCTGAAGGTGACCGCCGGGAGTGTTATTCAGCGCGATGACCTGGTTCAGTACACGGCAACTGCCGATGCAACCAGCACTGGTGGTGTCCTGCGTGTGCCGATCGCCTGCTCAAGTGCAGGCGCGGTCGGTAACGCTGACGACGGTACGGCATTAATCCTGGTCACGCCGGTGAATGGTCTGCCGTCTTCCGGTGTGGCTGACACCCTGACAGGCGGATTTGATACTGAAGAGCTGGAAACGTGGCGCGCCCGCGTCATTGAGCGGTATTACTGGACGCCTCAGGGCGGGGCTGACGGGGACTATGTCGTCTGGGCTAAAGAAGTGCCCGGCATTACCCGCGCATGGACATACCGACACGGGATGGGAACGGGGACTGTCGGTGTGATGATTGCCAGCAGTGACCTGATTAATCCCATTCCGGAAGAGTCAACGGAAACGGCGGCAAGACAACATATCGAGCCACTGGCCCCGGTGGCAGGCTCTGATTTGTATGTATTCAGGCCGGTGGCGCATAAAGTGGATTTTCATATCCGCGTGACGCCGGACACACCGGAAATACGGGCTGCCATCACCGCCGAGTTGCGTTCGTTCCTGCTGCGTGATGGTTATCCGCAGGGAGAACTGAAGGTGTCACGTATCAGTGAAGCGATTTCCGGTGCGAACGGGGAATACAGCCATCAGTTGCTTGCCCCGGCGGACAATATCTCCATTGCAAAAAATGAGCTGGCGGTTCTGGGGACGATTTCATGGACGTGACAAACGATGATTATATCCGTCTGTTGTCGGCACTGTTGCCGCCCGGTCCGGCGTGGTCAGTCAGCGATCCGGCGATTGCCGGTGCGGCACCGTCATTAACCCGCGTTCATCAGCGTGCGGATGCCCTGATGCGGGAGCTGGATCCGCGCACCACCACTGAACTGATAAACCGCTGGGAGCGTCTGTGCGGTCTGCCGGATGAATGTATTCCCGCAGGGACACAGACCCTTCGCCAGCGTCAGCAACGGCTGGATGCGAAGGTTAATCTGGCGGGCGGCATCAATGAGGATTTTTATCTTGCACAGCTTGCTGCCCTGGGCAGACCAGACGCCACTATCACGCGATACGATAAAAGCACGTTCACCTGCTCATCGGCCTGTACTGACGCAGTGAATGCGCCGGAATGGCGGTATTACTGGCAGGTCAACATGCCAGCCGCCACCAACACCACCTGGATGACATGTGGCGATCCCTGTGATTCCGCACTGCGTATCTGGGGCGACACCGTTGTCGAGTGCGTGCTTAACAAACTCTGCCCTTCGCATACCTACGTAATTTTTAAATATCCGGAGTAATCCATGCATCGTATAGACACGAAAACCGCGCAGAAGGATAAGTTCGGCGCGGGTAAAAACGGTTTTACCCGTGGTAACCCCCAGACTGGCACGCCTGCCACCGATCTGGATGATGACTACTTTGACATGTTGCAGGAAGAACTTTGTAGCGTTGTTGAGGCATCCGGTGCCAGTCTGGAGAAGGCGCGGCACGACCAGCTGCTTACCGCGCTTCGTGCGCTGCTGTTAAGCCGCAAGAATCCGTTTGGCGATATCAAATCGGATGGCACTGTGCAAACGGCTCTCGAAAACCTTGGTTTGGGAGATCTCGGGACAGCATCTGGCCGTAATGTCGGTAATACTCAATCGTTTGAAATACCTGATATGAGTTATTTCCAGCTTACAGGGAAAGGCTCTGACAATCTGTTAGCTAAACTTCCCAATGGTTTAATCATCCAGGTCTTTCGGCGTAGGCTTGCCAACTCAACATCAATTGGTATGCCGACAACAATCCCTGTCACCTATCCGACACCGTTCCCGACGAATATCTGGGGTGTTTTCTGCACAAAGGCAACTTATGCGCAAGTTGTGACGTCATGCGAATCAGTCACAGCAACAGGTTTCAATGCCGTAACTTGCTTAACGTCAGGTACGAGCCCCGACTCTAATCTTTCTGACGCTTATTTTTTTGCTATTGGATATTAATTATGACAACTAAAAATGAAGACAAGACTCTTCCGGAGCCGCCCCGCATTCATGGTTTTATCTGGGATGTAAATAATGTGCGGCTGCTGGCTTATGCACTCCAGACTGAATATCAGGAAAGTGGCATGTGGCCTGAGAATGGTATTGATGTTTCTGATGAGGTATCAGCCGAATTTACCGGACAGCCACCGGAAGGAAAAACTATTGGTGTGGGGGATGACGGGATGCCTGCTTGGGTGGATATACCACCACCAACACATGAGGAACAGATTGCTGCAGCCGAACTGGAAAAGCAGCAATTGATTAATCAGGCTAACAATTATATGAACAGTAAACAATGGCCTGGTAAAGCGGCTATTGGTCGTCTGAAAGGTGAGGAACTGTCTCAATATAATTTGTGGCTGGATTATCTTGACGCACTGGAAATGGTCGATACTTCCGGCGCTCCGGATATTCAGTGGCCGGAAGAACCAGACACAATGTAAGCGAAAAAGAAAAACCGCAGCCACGACATATGCAGGACGTGCTGCGGCTGGCTGGCGAACTTTCGATAGTGCGAGTATTGAATGATTTCCAGCCGTTACCGATTTTACGTGTTAATTAGTGAACAAACCACTCGTCAGCAGATTCCCAGGTATCTTTCAGAGTCTCCTGAACAAAAGTTTTTGCAGAATCCTTATCTGCGATGCGTGTAACAGAAAGGCCATCGTTGCTGGTGGCTTTTACGAGCACCTCTACATCGTCATAACGTTTACTGATGCGTCGGGTTAATTCTTCCTTTAACGCATCCACAGCACCGGTTGGCATTTTAGTCATTTTTTCTTTGGCTATGCAGATTTCAATACGCATAAAAGTCCCTCTATACTGTGTTTGTATACAGTATTATTTTTAACTGTATGGATAAACAGTG